TTTCCATAATCAACATTATATCCGTAACCTTCTTCTAAAAAGTCTGTGCTTACATCTGATAAACTATTATCATAAGCTGTACCATCTTGAAATCTTGTTTCAGTTACTGATTTATTTGCTAATAGTAAATTACCATCTTGGTCATAAAGATAATTGTAGTCTTCATCTTGTAATGGTGCTGTAGGTGAACTAGTTATTCTATTTGGTAAAACAACTTGCTCAATACCAGCATCATCAACCCAAGATATGTGTGTGTAGTTCACATAATCGTGTGGCAATACAACAGAAAGAGATGGTGGAACTTCAAGCTCTTGCGATTTAATTGAACGCAATGTATCATAGCTAAGTTCTTGTAAAGTTCTTCTAGCATGATATGCAACTTCGCTTCGCTTTACTGTATTAATAATTTTATCATCTCCTACATAAGAAATGATAAAGTTATTAATAACATCGTTTAAAGCGGTATATTGGTAATTGCCGTAATCATTGCCATCATAATATTGTTCATGTGTTTGTGTAAATAAAGCCATATATTATGATTTTTCTTGTGTTAAAGTTTTATTTTCTTTGGCTTCTGCTGTATTAGTAATTTCTGGTTCTCTTACTATAATACCAGAATAAGATAATATTTTTATAACCAAACTTGATTCGTCTGATTCGTGTAATTCAAAGTCAACACTATTGTTTGCATTATATAAAGGTGTATTGTCAACTTCTATATAGCTCCATTCAACTTGTGCTGGTTTACGCACATATGTACAAGTAACCCCTGATATAATTGATGTAGGATAAATTTTAACTCCCCAGTTTTCACTTGTATTATCAATATTTTCAGTATATATTGGGTGTGTTGTAGTTGGTGCAGCTAGCGGTGATGCATTTAAGTATAAAACTTCTTTAGCATCAACTCTTTCAATTTCAGTATTATTATATATAACAGTACCTAATTTATGTAAATTACTTGGCATTAAAAATGATCCAGAACTAAAAGTCATAGCACCAGATTTTTTAAACTTACTTATTTTTTCATCAATAAGCTTGACCATGTTAGAATACTCTGTATTATTATCACGCATTCTTTTAAATTGTTGCAGGTCATAAAAATATTGTTCAAATATTTCTAGCTGCGCCTGATTGGCTTTCAAATTAAATTCTTGCGGTGTAATATATCCCCTTTGCTCTTTATTAAGTATGGCAAGTACTCTTTGATATACTGTATCTATACTAATCATGTATCTTGTATTATAATGATAAGGGCCACCAAAGCGACCCTATCACTACAGTGGTTTACTTAAATTTTCTTTTCTATTGATTTATAAACCTCAACACCTTCATCTGTTTTTAAATATGCTGCAAATGCAGAATATGGATTTTCATCAAAAGGTACTGACATTAACTTTTTATTATTGCTTCCCCAGTGGAATGATCTTTGATCACCAGAAAGGCTGATAATACCAGCTTCAACTGCTTTAATAGCAAAGTTTCTTAATTGTACATTATCGTCTTCAACAAGTGCAATAAATGTAGCTGGATTACGTTTTGCAAATAATAATATATCTCTTCTAATTTCTGAAGATGTCATTTTAGATACAGCCGAACCTTGCTCAACTCTTAATACCGCTTCAGAATGATCAATATCTAAATCTTTAGCTAGGTTAAGTGCTGTAATTTCAAGTTCAAGATCTTCTAAATCATCTTTTGCTTCAGCAATTGCATCAACCTCATAATAAGTTAAATTTCTTTGTGGATGATACAGAGATAATAGCTTTTGTAAAGCTTGGTCTGACTTTGGTACAAATAAAGAACCATTTCTAAATACAATATGCTTTAATGTAGAAAAACCATCTTGTTCATCTTTAAAAGGTGAATTTTGGTTTGAAGCATATCTTAATTCTCGGCTTATACCTTTTCCTTCATCCCACCACATTAATGGATTTCTACTGTGATGTCTTGAAGCTAGGGTATATGTAATTGGCGCTTTATTGCCTAATAAAATATAAGTCCTATCTTTTAATTCCCATTCATTTTTTGGTTGAATAGGTTGTTTTGGTTGTGGTGCAGTTTGAACTGCTTCTGCTACGGGTGCTTCTAAAGCTTCCATAGACTCTTTTTTCTTAGCCATAATATAATATAATAAAATTGATAAAAAGTAAAGATAGAGGCGCCCTAAAGACGCCCCATCCTTACATTATTAATTATGCTCCTTGAGTAACAGACTTGAATAATACAAAGTTGTTTGCTCCTTGAACACATAGACATCTTTCAGACAAGAAGTGTACATTCATCTCATCAACGTCAGAAGTATAAACTCCACCTACAGATCCAGTGATCCAAGATTTCATTTTTCTATCATCAGCTTCAGAAGCTCTGTAACGTACGTGTAAGAAAGGACGCTTGATGTTCTTACCTAACTGCTGATCGTATACAGTTGAAGTACCAGCAGGTACAAGTACACCATCAATATCTTCAGTAAGACCACGTGTAGCGGCGTCGTTTAAGTATTTCCAGTCAGTTTTGTAGAAGTCATAAGATCCTCTGCGGAAACCGCTGAACCCTAGGTTAAGTGCCATATCCTCACTGTTGTTGAATACCCCGTAAGAAGTACCACCGTTATAGTGAGCATTTACAGCTCCTAGCATATCATCAAAAGCAAGCGCAGTAGCTCTGTTTAAGAAAAGCATGTTTTCTTCAATAGCTCCTTGCTTGTCAAGATTTTTAAGAATTTCGTCAAAGTCTTGAAGTGCAGTTCTATCAGATCCAGCATTGCTTAAAGTAGCTTCACCAGAATTAAAGTTTTGATAGATGTTTCCACGGCTTTCAATTGCAGCGAAAAGACCTTCAGTACCTTTATATCCTTGGTCAGCAGCTTCTGAACCATTTCCAGTAGTAGCGGCTAATTCACCTTCTACCATTGACATTTCAAGATAGTCTTCAAAACGAAGTCTTGTTTCATGCTCTGATTTTAAATACCAAAGGTATCCAGAAGCACCATTTTCTGTAGTTACTTCAACCCATCCAATTTGAGCAGTATCAGAACCAGAGATAGAATATTTATCTTTGATGATGATAGGTGAGTTGCTAAATTGTTGGAAACCAGCGTCTACAGATCCAGTCATTCCAGCAGATCCTTTTGCAAATTCAGAACCGTAAACAAATACTTTTACAGCAACAGCAGTACCAGTTGAAAGACCAGCAGCGTCAAGATCTTGCTCAGCATAAGGAGCAACAGTAAATGTATCGGTTGTTACAGCAGTAACTACAGCTTTTACAGTTACAAGACCTTCGCTAATTGCTACGGTTTGACCAGCACGTACAGCGTGTCCAGCTTCTGTAATAACATTAGTTGCAGTGTTTGCTGCAGCAGCATCATATGCAATGTGTAATCTTCCTTGCTCTGACCAGATAACTTGATCTGAAGCAGAAGGAATCTCAGCTCCTACCATGCGTAAGAAAGAAGAAACAGAGCGATTTCCGTAACGCTCAACTTCCTTTTCGTATACGTCTGGTAAAAATTGTTGTGCAAATGTTCCACCTCCAGAGGCAGAATCAAAAGTCAGGTAGTTACCTGAAAAAAGTGTTTTAGTAGGTGAAGGCGTTAACCCAGCAGGAAACGATCCACCTGTTCCAAATAATCCCATTTTAAATTATTTTTTATTGTTATTGTTTAATTTTAACTCTTAATTTAGAGCTGTCATCACCACTAATTGCACGAATTTTAATACCGGAATCTGTTGTAACCGCTTCATGGCCTTGTCGAGGTGCCATATCTATATTTTTAGATTTAGCCATTGATGCTTTAACAGCATCTGCTCTACCTTGCTCATAAAAGTGATTTGCAATAGCGTCCGCGTTCATAGCTGTAAATAATGCTTTATGATAACCAGCCGCATCAGATAATTCATTATTGTCGTTAACAAACTTGCTAACTAATGTGTTTATATCTGATTGAGATGATTTAACATTATCAACGTCTTTTACATTAAACCTATATTTATTATTTCCAACTTTGTATTCAAAACCTTTGAATTCATCTGAAAATAATTTATTAGTTTGCTGCTCAAAAACATTTCGTTGCTGTTCACGCAATTTCTGTGTTGATTCTTGCTCAACTTTATAATCGTTGTAAAACTGAACCGCTTCTTTTTGTTCTGGAGTTAACTTTGAGCTTAACTTAAGGTCATCGTAGTATTGGTTCTTCAGATTAGAAAGATTTGATTTAGCTTCAGCAATTGATTCTTTAAATAGTAATTTTTTTCTTTTTATATCTCGCTCTTCGTCAACTTCTTCGTCGTATGAAAAATTGTCTTCAATTAAAAAATCAATTTCATCAGTTGATAAATGCGGTTTTGTTTGTTGATAGTATTCACGCAGAAGCTGCATGTCATCCATACCATCATAATCTTTATTAAGATTTACATAATCTTCAAGCGTACCACCAGTTTCTTCCATAAATTTGACTAATTTGTCAATGTTTTCTGGTAACTGATTGGTTTCTTGATTATTATTTACATCTTCCTCTTGTTCTTTAAGCTTATTAGGAATATCTTTTATTTTATCCGCTAATGTAGCTTCTTGTTCTACCGTTTCTTCATCTTGTACGAGCTCGAGCACTTGCTCTTCTGTTGTACTTTCATCGTTATCGGACCGTACTTCTTGGTCCACTTCCGCGCTATCTCCGGTTCGTTCGCCCACATCCACGCTTGTTGTTTCTTGCTCTTGAACGGCATCTGTTTGTTCTGTTTGAGGTTGTTGTCTTAAATCTATTTTAATGGTACCGTCATCATCAACAGTAACATTATTAGGTTTCTCTTCTGTTTGAACTTCCGCTTGCGGTTGTTCTTCTACTTGTTGTTCAACTGTTTCTTGTACAGTTTCTTCAACATTGTTTGCTTCTTCAGCCATAATAAAATAATATAAAATTGGTTAAATAAAAATTATCTAGGTTCAAACATTTCTAAATTAAATCCACTACCCATTGTATCATTTCCTGCAGATTCAAATTCTTGTTCACCTTTTCTATCTTTTCTTTGCTCTATAAGCTTAGATTGTTGTGAAGCTTGTATACGAGTTCTTTCGTCTTTACGATCCTCTTTATACTTTTCTTTTTTGTCAATCACTTCATTCTCTTTATCTTTAAGAGCTATATTAAGATCAAACTCATATTTCATAAGCTCTTTCTTAAGTTCTTTTTCTTGCTGCATTTTTTGCATTTCAAGATCATTTTCAATTTGAATGAGTTGTGCTTTTTGATTTGTAATAGCTTCATTCTTTTGAATCTCCATTTCCGCAGCAACTTGTGTATTCTGTGAATTAGCGTTTGCTTGTGCTTGAATATTACGCTGCTGTGATTCTTGATCTTGTTGTAGTTTCTTTCTTCTACGTACTTTTAATAATTGATTAGCAAGCTTGATATTTTTAATTTCTCTAATATCAATTGCATCTTCAAGATATATTTGATCTTTAGCTAATGCTTGTTGTATATTGTTTTCAAGCATTCCTTTTTCTTCTTCATCTGGCGACAATTCAATATAAATACCAAAATCATGCAAATGCATGTTTTTAATATCTTCTAATGTGCCAACATTAAATCTTCCAATACTTGAAATAAACGAATCTCTTGTTGGTGAAAACTCTAATACATCTGATATACGTAAACTAATAGCTTCAGCTGTTTTAGCTGTTAAATACAAACTTGATTGTAATATATGACGGGTAGCAGTATTTGAATTTGCTGCTGCAAGTTTTTGCACACCAACTAAAGCATTTTTATCTGGCATAGAACCATCTCTTGCTTCATTTAAGCCTGTCACGTCACGGATCATTTGTAAATAATAATTATAAGTACTTATAAGTGAACTTATTTTATTATTACCGCCATTAGATGTTAATTCTTGAATTGGTACTTTGCCATGATTTAAGTCTCCATCCTGAGTCATTGATCTACCAATAACAGAACCTGTTTGGAAGAACATATTCAATGCTTCTTGCGGATTATAGTTTGTACCATTACCTAAATCAATTTCAGCTAAACCATCAGCATCTAAATAAACTCCATCAGGTATCATTCTTGATAATACTTGTTGCAGTTTTAAATGTGTTAACTGAATCATATCTGCAAAGCCAGTTATACGGCTTACAAGTGATTCAATACGACCTTTATATATTCTAGGTGCTACAACATGATAATTAAGCATTGCTTTTGTAGTATCGCTTTTTGGTCGTACCATATTTTTAGCAATCTCCCACTTAAGCATTTTCTTTGTGCCTAAAACAAATGCACCATCATAAACAACTTCAATTGATCTTGATTCTTTACTAAATCTTGATCTGTCATCTTTAGGCGGATTGAATTGATCATTCTTAGGTATTGCTTTATCAGCACCAGATGCAGTCTTCTTTATTTTAAATACTTCATTATTATAAGTCTTATAATTAAAATATAAAACTTGAATAGTATTCGCATCTAAAACACTGTCTTCATTAATAAACCTATTATGCGAAGCTGGTGTTTGTACACCTTGCTTAGTTAGGTTACTTAAATCTTCATCAGTTAATTCAGGAAACTGTTGTTTTAATTCATTGATTGTTACGCTTTTAACTTCACCTATATAATATATATCATCAAAATAAGGCGAATATGTATATGAATAAACAATATCTGCAGGGTCAACATATTTAAGTCTAATACCCTCAGATTTATTAAATTCATTTTTAACGCAGCCAATACCAATAACTGTTAAATCATAATTTACTCTTCTTTGTAGTAAATCATAATTATTTGCATTCATTACAGAATTAATAGCTTGCTCTTGCGCTATTTCAATTGCTTGCTTGTATTCAAGCTGCATGTGTAATGATAGTTCTTCTTCAGACTCTGGTAATTTTTCAGGGTCGTTGTTATATACATTGATACCTAACTGTTCTTGTATTTGATCAGATATTGCTCTTGTTTGCATATCTGTCATAATAGATTCAACGTATTTTGTTCTTTGTTCTATAGAAGATGGATCTTGTGAAAAAGCTTTAACATCATATAGTCTATCAGACATACCGTTTACAACGATGTCTACAAACTTTGGTATGATAGGTACAGGTTTCCAATCTAAATTAAGATAAGACAAATCACCATTAATAGATAATTCATCTTTATATTTTTTTACAGACTGCTCACCTCTTGCATATAGTCTGAGTCTATGGTATTCATCTCTATTAGAATAGAATCGTGTAGCACCAGAATCTCTTTTGAACCATTCGTGTTCAATAGCACGAGCTACTTCTAATCCGTAATCTAAACTAGCCTTTTCAGCATCGCTTGCTATTTGACTTGGAAATGAACTTTTTAAAATTGTTTCAGCCATGCTATTTAATTATTTGCGAATGCATTCCTTTATTGTTAAATCTTTTTATTTGTATTCCTAATGATTGTTTTTCGTATTTTGGTTTTGGATGATATAAATGCCTATTGCAAGCCATAATAGCGAGCCCAGAACTAATAGTTGCATCATACTTTGTTCGTTTATTTATATCAAATCTTGCCCAATCATTTAATGTTCTATTAAAATATATATTACCACTGCCTTCTTCATTATAGCCAACATATTTGTCTATATACGTTTCAATTGCAGCAGCATGAGCTTGCTTTATATCTTCAGATGTATTAGGTATTCCACCTATTTCTTTCTCTGTTACAGATAGTTTATTCCAAATTTTATCAGGTCTATTCATTGAAAACCCCCTGTAACCTCTTCGTTTTAAATGATATAACAATCTAGGTTTGTTATTTTCTGCTAATATTGGCATACCATAAAATATTAATGCCATAAGCACATCTTCAAAAAATATCTCTGCTGTTTGAGGTCGGGCAACATATTCTAAAAAGAATGTATTAGGTGGAGCATCTTCCATACTAAACTTAGTAAGGCCGTGAAGTGAACCTTTAGAACCAACACCATCAGTTGTACCGGATATATCATATGAGTCACATCCAAATGCACCAACGTGTTCATTACCTGGATGCTTTATGCCATTCTTTACTATTACATTGTTTTGCAGATTCTTAGACGGTACCCAGCTGACTAAAAATCTACCACTTGGATTAGGCGAGAATATAACTTTACTGTCTTTTATTCCATTTTCCCACGAGAACGATCCCTTAGTGACCAAACCATCTCTTGTAGCAGTTTCATTAAAATCAATCTGTTCATATATTTTAGTCAAATTAAATATACTATTTTTAGCTTCGTCTCGAAATGCATGTTCCTCAGTACGAGGGAATTGACGATAATATTCATTTAAACCGTCACTATCGTGTTTTAATCCATCAACTTCATTTTCCCAAAAGTCTATGACTCCGGTATCGATATAGTCCGCATCGTTTCCAAGGACGGGTTCTTCTGGAGTATCAAAGACAGGGTATCCAAAAGAATCAATGTATCCTTCGTAGTTCCATTCCATAGGTATGAACAAACTATATAATCCCGAGCTAGTCTGTCCATTTTTGTTGCGTCTTTTAACATCTGAGTCATAATAAAGTTTTTTGAAGTTATCCCCACCTTTTTCTAATGCATTGGATGTTGATCCCATCATACACTTTCCTATAATCCTACTACCTAGACGCAGCGTTGTTTTTGTTACCCTCCAGTTATTTAATATGTTATCAGGTCTTTCCCATTTACCTGATTCATCATGTACTAATAACTTAAGCTTCTCACCATCATAACTGTTATCCCCAGTATTCTTCCAGTCTATTGTTGTATCAAGCCCCTCAAGTATTTGCTTTTCACTCGTTTCCGTAATCGACTTTTTTGTGAGTTTGGATGCTGGTACCCTGTATGCCAATTCTGATTTAGGTCTGTCCATCCCATCTTGTATCGGTTTGAAAAAGAACGGATAGTTGACTGATATTGGTACCACTTTATCGGTGAACATCTTTTTTGCATCAGCACCGGATTTTGATAATATTCCAAATCTAGCATCTGATGTAATTGTGGCTTGGTTAACAGTCTCTGATGAGGCCATAAAGCTAAACCCAGACCGTCTATTTTTGAGGTAGCACATTCCATAACATCTTTTATCTGCCTTGCATGCTTCCCAGAATATGAAGAATAATCTGTTTGCTTCCCTATAGTCTGGCTTCCCAACATCAATTTTGGTGTGCTGCAAGTACATATAATGAGAACCAGTAATAAAAGTAGGGATACCTTTGTTAATGAACCAATAACCTTCTTCGCGTTTGGTAAATTCTCTATCAATATATGCATACCATTTGTTTTTAAAAGAATCCGGATATGTTTCCCAATCAAATATACTTTTTACGTTTTTAAGCTCTTTAGGAAACTCGTGCGGAGTCCATCTGTTATTATTGTTTTCAACTTCTTTTGGCTGAGGTGGTAATGCTATACACAATCCTTGAATATCTATTATCTCACCTATCTTGCCGTTTTTACTGATAACAATAATATCGTGTTCTTTATTATATCCATATTCCCATTTGTTATACCTATTTAATCTTTTGATTACGTTAGGTTTAACTGGTGTTATGGTTTTAACTAATGTCTGTTCGTACATTATCTAGATCTTCTTTCAGCAAATCCACCAAATGCTTCTTTCTTTTCAATGGGCTTATCTTCCATTAAATTCTTTTCGGCTTCTATGCGTGTAAGAATTTCAAAAGCATCGAATATTGCAAGTTTTTTTGTAGCAGCAGCATTCTTTAAACGATCTGCAGCAAGTTCATCATCACCGCCTTCTACAATAATTTCTTCTTCTGCTACTCGTATAAGCTCATGTACTGCCTTATACCCCGCTTGGATTATATTCGACTTCAGTTCCTTTGCGTTCATATTTAATTGAAATTGAATTAAGTGGTACTCTATATAATTTTTCTGAGTCAATTATAAACTCATATTCGCTGTTTGGTGTAAAACCTATTAAATCATTATCTTGTAACCCAAAGCTTTTTAAATCGCTTCCTAAATGCTTTAAAACGCCTGTTAGCGGCTGTTCTTTGGTATCATCTAGTTTATTTAAACTATGTATTGGTTTTACAAAGCAAAAACCTGGTGGTGTGTACCATTTACCACTTCTTTTGTATAAAAATATTTGATCTGAAAAACAAAAGTATTTATTTTCTTCAAAATAGT